GAATGGTTGCAAGTATATTGCGTAATAATTCTGAAAACGTTATTAATAGTGCACCATTTATTGCAGTTACAATACAAAGCATTCAGCCAGCAAGAGATAGAACACATGAACCTTTTTTAGTAGACACAACACAGGTTGCAGAAAGGGAATATGATGCTGATACTAATACTTATAGTAATACTCAAGGTAACTTATACACTACACAAAGATATATGCCGGTACCATATAACTTAACATTTAATGTTGATATATGGACAACTAATACAGATACAAAATTACAAATTTTAGAACAAATTTTTGTTCTATTTAATCCAAGCATACAATTACAATCTAACAGCAATCCATTAGATTGGACTAGTGTGTTTGAAATTGAGTTATCTGATATATCTTGGAGCAGTAGAAGTGTTCCTGCAGGAGTCGACGAAAGTTTAGATATTTCAACATTGACATTCAACTCACCAATTTGGATTAGTCCACCGGCAAAAGTAAAACGTCAAAGTATCATACAACAAATAATAGCAGATGTACATTCAACAAGCAGTATTGCAGATTTAGGATATAGCGAAGATTATGCAGATTTCTTTGGTAATATTCCTGATACATTTGAAATAATTGTTACTGCTGGAGATTATAAGGTTCAAGTTACAGGTAATAGTGCAATTCTAATAGATGAAAATGAGCAACCAATTGCTTGGTCCAATATAATAGACCAACAAGGAAAATTATCAGCAACAAGTTTGCTAAAATTAAATATAGGTAACGATAGTGATAACGAACTAGGATTGTTAGTTGGCACAGTTACATCGCACCCTACATCGCCCACAACATTGATATTCAATTTAGATGCAGACACATTACCTACAAATACCATAAATGATGTAAATAAAATTATAGACCCGCGAGAAAATTATCCTGGAGATGGCACATTAGATGCTGTAACAACTGGACAAAGGTATTTAATTACTCAAGAAATTACTGCATCAGGTTACCCGAATTGGAATGTTAATGCTGATGAAAACGATATAATAGAATATAACGGCAGTAACTGGATAGTAGTATTTGATGCTAGTTCAATAAGCGAAGAGCAATATGTTACAAACACATTTACTTCAAAACAGTATAGGTGGATAAACAACAACTGGATAAGTAGTTATGAAGGAGAATATAATCCTTCCTTTTGGAGATTGACACTTTAATGACTACTACGGCGGCAGGAGTTGTATTTCTTGCTAAAGACACAGGCAGATGTTTATTACAACTTAGAGAAGGCAACAAACGATTTAATAATACCTGGGGGTTTTGGGGAGGTATGATTGAAGACGGAGAAACACCTTACCAATGTATTACTAGAGAACTAGACGAAGAAATTGGGTTCGTTCCAGAACTACAAAAATTAAATCCCATAGACGTATATCAAAGCAAAGATAAAAATTTTTACTATTACAGTTTTGTATATGTAGTCGACGAAGAATTTATTCCTTCACTTAATTCTGAAAGTGCCGGATATGCTTGGATTGATATTGGAGTTTGGCCTAAGCCTTTACATAATGGTTCACATATTACTCTAAATAAAAACGGTGGGACAGAAAAACTACACACTATTCTTGAAATTCATTCTCGATAAATATTAGTATGAGCAAAGGCGAAATAATCGATTTTGTACTTTTGCGGATAACCACTGAACTAGACAAGTTCGAAAGAACAACCACAATTCCACATACACTTCTAGAAGGTGCTATAGAAATAGACGAAATAAAAGATGTCTATTATAAGAAGTTATCTTCGAAGTATCAAAAAATATTTGATAAACTCTATAAAGAGTATGACCAAAAACTTGGCGAAAATATTGGCTCAGTAAAAAAAGCAATGAAAAGCGATTATGCAAGTGTAATAAAGAATTTTCGCACAGAACATGATAGTTTTAGATTTAAACAAGTTATGAATTCATACCGTCCTGGTATAAATCCTGTAAGAGCATTATATTACCAAACACGAGATGTTGTACGAAGATATAACCCTGAACATCCTTATCATTACTGGTTAATAGATTTAGTTACAGATTTAGAATTTAATAATATTTTATTAGATGCTTTAGCAACTGATGTTAAAAAAATTGAAAAGATATTAAAAAGATATTATTTTCCGTTAATTAAACACAGTAAAGGAGTGCCATTAGAATTGTTTCATGCAAAACAACAACTAAAAGATTTTAGGCACTACTATTTGTTTTTTAGAAGTATAAAAGACTGGAAGCCAGACGAATAATTAGTATATTTTTCTTACGTCATACCCAACAGGATTTACAACTCGTATTTCGTGTTTAACACCTAATAAGTCTGTAAAAATTATATGCTTGGTTGTAAGTTTTTTTATTTTTTTAGCACGATAAGTTTTAGGAGCATCGTTTTGTATTGTGGTTCCATCTTCCAGCATTCTAGTTTCGCCAGGGAAGAAAATAGTTATTTCCCATTCTTCTCTAATAAGTGTACGCCACCAATGTTTAATTTTAGACCAAATACTGACCTTTATTAAAACTTCTTCTTCTTTTTGCTGTATTTTGTTCTGTGCCATAGTAGTATTTATCACTTACTAGTCTTTCGTTCAACTCCGTCCCATTCGCCTTTAGGCATAGGTTGTTTTATTCTGTTTGCATAAAGATCTGCTAAAGTATCGTTCCAGTTGTGCTCTTTGATAATTTCTATTTGATTTGCACATTCGGCCCATGCTCTGTTTTGATAACTATCAACCATTCTGTTTACAACTCTTGCATACTTGTGGTCTCTTAAGATAGTGTAAATTGTTACAGGTGCTGTTTGACCTTTAACTGCAATTTTGTCTAGCATTGTTAAGTTTTCTGGTGTTGTGATTTGTTTTAATGTATGCTCTGTAAACATAAAGAACACACCATACTCTTTTGTTTGTGCTTCTAAACGAGCCGCTAAGTTTACACTATCACCTAATACGGTATAATCAAAACGTTGGTTACTACCCATGTTGCCTACAACTGCATCGCCTGTGTTGATACCTATGCCAACACCTAATTCCATTAAGCCATCTGCTTTGAGTTCTTTATTAAGATTTTTAAGTTCAACTTCCATTTCCTGTGCTGTCTCTATTGCCAACTGAGCATGATTATCTACATCAAGTGGAGCATTCCATATTGCCATTAAGGCATCACCTATATACTTGTCTATTGTGCCTTCTTTACGCATAACTAAATCAGTCATTGGTGTCATATATCTGTTTATGAGTTTACCTAAACCTTGTGGGTCTGTTTTAAACTGTTCCGATATCGGAGTAAATCCACGAATGTCTGAGAACAAGTATGTCATTGTTCTTGTGTCGCCACCTAAACGTAATAGGCTTGGATCTTTTTGTAACTTTTTAACCATTGCTGGAGCAAGGTAATGCTCGAATTGTTTTTTAATTTGTTCACGTAATTTAAATTGTTTGTAAAAGTTATTAAAAGCCGCCTGTGTAAATACAAGAAAACCACTCAATACAGGAAATGTTGCGTCTAATAAAACTAAACTGCTGGTATATTTGTAAACACTAAAGTATGCTATTCCGCCTAATATAGTTAAACTAATAGGTGCTGTAAGTAGCAAAGGTAATCTATATACTGCTAAAGCAACTAATAACATAGTCACAGACGCAATAAGAACCTCTATAAGCGACGCAAACTGGCTCCGCTGTATATTTGACCCATCTACAAAGTTCTGTAGCATGTGTGCTTGTATATGCTGTGGATACAAGTTACCACGTGGTGTAGGCACAGGGTTTGCTATACCTTCTGCTGTAACACCTACTATAACAAATTTACCTGCTAAGTCTGGTATGCTTTCTGCACCCTCATATTCTATTTCAGTAAATTCATTATTAAATCTTATATATGCTGTTCCGTTTGGTTGTGTTACTATCGGGTCGAATGGAGGAACAGCAACTTCTTGTATTCCTATTTCTGATGTTTTAATTATGTAACTGGGTTTGCCTGTTTTTACCCTTAACATTTCCACAGCAAAACTAGGATATATTTTATCACCTACTGTGATTGCTAATGGATATGTTCTTGTTTGATTATCTGGTTGTGGTGCTGAAGCATTTACTCCTTTACCATTACTAGCAGACTCTAATGTATCTATATTAGTAACCAAGTTAGGCCAAGTAAGCAAATAATCTTTTGCTGGAACTGGGCCTATTGTGCCTGTGCCTATATGAGGGCCTGTACTTTTTGTTCCTTTTACACTTGGTGTCTGACTTAATACATTATAGTTTACAGGATTTTTTCTAGCACCAGGAACATTCATTACGTTCTGATTCATCATACCTGCAAAACTTTCATCTCCCTGAAACCTATCTGCTTCTGGAAACATTATTGTCCAACCCATAACACCGCCATTTTTCATAGCAACGTCTACTACCATTTGAGCATAGTATTGTCTAGGGAAAGGATACTGTCCGTATTTTGCTAAACTTTTTTCGCCAATGTTTATTAGTACAACATCATCACTTTGTACTACTTCATCTAGTTGTTGGTAACTGTCAAAAACTTGACCACGTAAACTTTGTAATGGCGTAGGATCGAATACCCTTAAAGCGAGTAATAATGCTATAGATAGTACTACCGCGTACCCGCTGTATAACCATTTCATACTAATATTTATCGTATTTTATTGCAGTTTTGCTGGGCGTTATCTAGTAATCTAAAGTTATTTGCAACAACTACTGAGTAAATCATATTAGTATCGTTAAGTTCATCGGGTGTGACTTTTTTCCAGTAATCGTTGTACAGTAAGCCTGGTAGCAACAAAAAACCTTTTGTTAATAATAATCTACTATTGCTCGGTGACTCTGTAAACAAAGGATTTATTTCTTTTACACAATCATACTTCAATGCTCGAGATGTTGAATAAACATCTAATAATTGAAAAGTCCAAAATGCTACCCATTGCCCATTAGTAGCACGTGGTGTCATATCAAATATTGGAATGTCACTGGTCTCTATCTTTTTACAAAGTTCAGGATTATTATCGCAATAATAAGGATCTAGTGGGGGATTATAGGTAAGGTCTAAAACAATTTCCTCTGCTGTTAAAAACAGAGGAAATGTTAGTGTTATGAATAAAAGTAATTTATTCACATTCTTTAGGATTCTTAGAGCAATATTCCATCACTTTATTGATAAGTTTTACTTGCTCAATAAGTTCTTTCATTTCCTCGTCAGTCACCTGCTCACTCTCTTCTGAGGGTAAGACTTTTACCTTTTCATTTTTAGTCAAAAATTTAAAAGGTTTAAAGAATGAGCGTGTTACTTTTTTGGCTCTTCTTTTGGTTCTTCTTTTTTGTCGTTTTGTAAAGCATCAGTTTGACTGTCAATCTCTGACTGTACAACTTCAACTAATCCAGCACCTGTTTCAGTTGCTGTTTGAACTAATCCAACTCCAACTTCTGCACCAGTTTGGACAATGCTACCAACATCACTTGCTACTGAACCAACTACTGTACTTGCAGTACCTGTTACTGTATCAATTGTATTAGTTGCTAATTCTTTACCGCCATCGATTACGGTACCAACTGTAGCACAACCTTGAGCAAAGATAACAAAGAATATACCTAAGAACGCATTTTTAAATTTGTTCATGTTCTCTCCTTATATATAAGTGTTAAATAACCAACTGTTATTATAACATAATATATTTATCTAAAATTTTTGTAGTTTTATTAAAGAGCGAATATTAATTATTCTGATTCACTGTAACTGAACAGCCACCTGAGTTATTACATATACCTGTAAGTGAGTATGTTGCTGTTGCTGATGTGACATTCTGTGATAAATCAAATGTATAAGCACCTGTACCAAATGTTAAATCAACTGCCGCTGATGCATAATTTGAGCCACGTTGATTTATATCAACAGTATGCCCATTGCCATCTAAAACGACATCTGCCCATTTTTTACCACCATTACCACGTTGATATAAATCCACGGTATTGCTGTTGCCACCTATTTCTATAAAACCATCGTGTCCTGCTTTACCCATTTGAGTATGTGTTACATCATTGTAGTCGCCATCAATAATATTTGCCAAGTGGTGACTATCTCCGCCACCGCCACCTCTGTTGGTGTCTGTTTGGAAACTGGAAAACACATTGTAATCGCCTGTTACTGTCCAATATGCTTCGTGGTCTCCTGTTTCATCACCGTCTTGACTGCCGCCATCGTGCATACCTTGTAGTATAAGTCCAGTATTGTTTGTCCCAAACCCTGACAATCTAACAAAATTATCATTACCGCCGCCACCTTGAAACACTTTTAAAATGTTAGTGCCGCCACTAGTCCAATTACCTTCAAACAAATTACCAGTACCTATTTGCATAATATGTAAGGTGTTGTCGTCTCCTACAAACTGACTTGACGTTGTTATACCTGTAACTGTGTTATCGGATCCGTCTTGTAGTATGTCTAGTTCCAAATTGTCGCCACTTATATTACCTAAAAATACTTCGTTATCTTGTGCCTGTGCTGACATAGGTATTAATAAAAACATACCCAATATGATATAACCCAACACTAATAGTGGTGTATCTTTTGGTTCCATTTCGTTTAATTTTTTATCAATGTTCATAATAGTATTTATTCCTGTGTAATAGTAATTCTAATTCCTTCACAGTTATTGAGGCACATCACAGTATCACCTAAATCTTTATCAAATACTTCTATTGATCCTGTTTGTCCTCGTTTAATTTTTAAACCTACATAATTAGTACCTTGTCTTAGGAAAAACACTTTACCATCTAAATCAGGTACAATATTGAACTGATTATCTGCCTGTAATCCAAATGATCTATCTACTAGTCTATCTCCAGCACCGCCTTCGTCCTTCTCTCCTAAAGCATCTGCTTCTTCCATAACCTCTAAAAGGTCCCTCAAAAAATCCACATCTAAAAAGTTAATATCTAATTCTGTAAATTCTAATTCTCTTTCTGCTTGTTCATCTAAACCTTCAATTTCTAAAAGGTCTATGTCTAATCCGTTAAAGTCCAATAAACCACCGTCGCCTTTTAATTGGTCTGCTTGTTCTTCTTCTGCCTGTACAATTTCTTCAGGCTTGCTGACAATAAACATATTGTCTATTTGATTTAAATCCAAATCAACTAATGTTACAGGTTGTGTTGGTGCTTGTTCAAACGTACTCACCATTACTGCCTGAAAGGCTTCTTCCAATGTTACTGTACCGCCGTCATTAGTAACTGTTATACTACCACTGGGTCTACACCCTTCTTCTAACTTTACTTTATCATCGCAATTAGCATCTGGTAGTAATATTACTAAACTTCTACCCAGTTCATCAACTGTGGTAGTAAAATCTGTTCCCCTAATACCTATAGTGGCTGTAGGAGTGTCTATAACTATGTTCTCTTTTGGAACAAGTCCTAATCCACCGGTGGCAAATCTTGCCGTACCGGCTACAAAATTCATAGCCATTTTACTTTTGCTGGGATCAGGATCATAAACATACTCTGTAATTTCTACTAGTGTATGTTCTGTTAAACTTATTTGTGTTTCGTCTACAAACTGTATTTTTAATCTGCCATTTTCTGTTTCTACATTATCGTAACTTTCAATGTCTGTATTTAAGTTTGCTGTTAATTCTTCGCCTGTGGTCCTAACAATACTGCCAGGTTTACCACTCTGTTCAAATACGCCGCCAATTGATTCGGCGGCGTATACATTTCCGGTTGCAATTAGTAAAACTGCGACTAATAATTTAGTCGGTTTGTTTAATACTAACTGAAGCATTTTCGCTGTCTAATTCGACATTAATTACGCCATTACAAGCACTAGTACAAGTTGTGGTCATATCCTGAGTGAATTGGAAATCTCCGTCACTACCTGTTAAGTCTACTGTTAGACTATGTCCACTGTTTCCACTTTGCTTAGTAGCAAAGGCATTGTCATCACCTGTGATGTCAAAGTTCCATATAACGTTGTCTGCATCAATTAAGATACCTACCATGCTACTTGTACCTGTACAGTTTGTTCCACAGGATTCGCCTGTTCCTTGTGCCGCCCAAACTTTGCTGTTAGTAAATGATGAATCGAAATCGTTTCTGTCACCTAGTATTACTAAATCAAAGTTTAAGTTTTCTGCCTGTGCGTTCTCACCTATACCTATGTCAAATATGTTACCGTCACCCTGAATGCTTGAAAGCATATCAGCGAAATCGGCACTATTATCACCAACGTCAAAATCAAAGATGTTGCCATCTCCCAAGTTGTAAAAATCTAACACAGTCGAACCTGATCCGTCTAAAACAAGACTACCAAAGAAGTCATTGTTATCACCGTCCTGAATGAGGTCCAATATTATGTTATTACCGTTAAGTATCAAGTCACTGCTTTCTGTAGCATCACCTGATACTGTGTTACCTGTTCCTGCCTGTAAGATTGTTAAAACCAAGTTGTCACCTGTTTGATCAAGTAAAACTTCGTTATCGTCAGCAAGTACCGGATTAGACATAAGTCCTATTAATGCGAAGACACCAACCGCTAAGTTGTTAATTATCTTCATTATTTTCTCCAATATTGGTTTTATTATCATTCTGTAAAAGAATGCGTTTCCATAAAGGTAATTCATTTGGATCTTTAGAGAATTGTTTCTCATCTCGCTCGTCAGTAAGATCGCCTGATTCTTTGAGACTCATCCAGTAGGCTTGCTCTTGCTCCTCTACCTGCTCGTCCCAATCTTCAGGATAAACAATCTTCCAATATCCTCTTTCATCACCTTGCTTAATAAGTTCTAACACCGCGGCTTCGATCGCTGATCTTACTGCAAATGTTACACTTTCATTCTGTGTCATACCACTTTCAAGTTCTAGTAAACGGGTATCCATATCTACAAATCTAAATACATCTCCTGCTTGACCTGAACTAAGGACGGTCTTTTGTGTCTGTACATTTAGTATCACTTCGCCTGTGAGTGTGCTAACGGCTCTTAATGATATAACTATACTGTCTCTTCGATATTGGTTTGTTGTGCCAATACCCAAATATCTTGCCCCTGTACCTCCTGTTTCAATATTAGTGTCGTATCCTATAATACCACCCTCTAATATCATTCCAGCAAATAACATTGGCTGTAGTTCTTGGAACTCATCTAGTCCTGCCTGTTTGGCAGTCTCTGAACGAGTGCTTCGAACTATTTGTCTTTCTCTAACTAAGTTATCTAAACCTAGTCCTCTTTCAACTACTCTAAACCAAGTTCCTTTTGGATTCTCTCCTGAACCTGCCGCCTTTAGAGCGTCTACTAATAAACTTTTTGCGTCTTGCGTAACTGCTGTACTAAAACTAGCAACTCCGTCTTGGCTTTTTCTTTGTCCTGTTCCATCACCAAATTGATATATAGCAACCACAGGCATAACTTCTGCCGGTGGCAAATATCTAAGTTTTCTATATGTAGGTAGTTCTACTTTCTT